GCCAGCGCCAGAGCTAAACACGCTCCAGGTCTACGGGGCATCCGACTATGCGGTGACTCAGGACGGCGGCGACTACACCGTTCACGGTGTTCTTGGGATCGATCCGCAGGGCGAGATGCACTTGCTGGACCTGTGGCGCAAGCAGACCACGCCAGACAAATGGATTGATACGTTCTGCGATATGGTGCGCAGATACAAGCCGCTGGAATGGGCTGAGGAGACTGGTCAGATCAAATCAGGCGTTGGGCCATTCCGTGACAAGCGGATGGCTGAACGCAACGCCTATGTGACCTGCACGGCATTCCCAACGCGAGGAGACAAGGCGGTTCGGGCCACATCGATGCGGGGCCGAATGTCTCAACGCGGCCTTTACGTCGATCACAACGCGCCGTGGTTCGCTGATTTCAGGTCGGAGCTATTGAGCTTCCCGGCCGGCAAGCATGACGATCAGGTCGATATGATCGGGCTGTTGGGACAGTTGCTGGACAACATGGTTGACGGGGTTTTGCCCAAGGCCAAAGAGGGGCCGAAGAACCCCTCCGGCTACAGCGCGATAGACGATTACGACAGTGAAGAACTGTCGGCGATGGACATGCTCTAATAACAAGAGGCAAGGCAATTGCCCGATAATCAAAACGAGGACAAGGTATCGACCCGTCGTAGGGAGTACCTTGACTTCGCGCACCAGAAACAAGACGAACGCGAGGAGCAAAAGGAAGCGCGCCGGTACTATCACGGCATCCAGCTTACCAGCGAGCAATTAAAGCGCCTCAAGTCCATTCGTCAGGCGCCGGTCATCAAGAACGAGGTCAGCCGCAAGGTCAACGGCATCGTTGGGCTTATGGAGCGGCTCAGGCAAGACCCGAAGGCCTATGCCCGTACGCCTCAGCATGAGGAAGGTGCTGATATCGCCACTTATGCGCTGCGGTATGTACTGGACGCGAACAATTGGAAGGCTTTGGCATCGGACTGCGCGCATGAGGGTGCCGTTCCAGGCATTGGAGGTTGTGCGCTAACGCTTGAGCCTGGAGATACGGGCGAGCCTGATGACATGGACATCGGCTTGGAGTTCGTGGATGCCGATTATTTCTTCTACGATGCGCGTTCGGTTCGTCCCGATTTCTCGGATGCCAGGTTTATGGGTGAGTCCAAGTGGGTATCCGAAGACGTTGCAATCGAGATGTTCGCTGACAAGAAAGACGATATCAGCGGCATGATGACGAGCGACGGAGATTCCGCGCTCGATATGTCGGACAAAGACAAGGTTTGGGTTAACTCGGATCAGAAAAGCCTCAAGATCGTCGAACACTGGTATGTTGAAAAAGGTCAGTGGAAATGGTGCTTCTATTCAGGCTCGCTTGAACTTGATAGCGGTGACTCGCCGTGGTTCGATCACAAGGAGCGTTCTATCTGCCGTTATTTGATGTTCTCGGGCTCAGTTGATCAGGACGGCAACCGTTATGGTCAGGTCCGCAATCTTCGGTATGCTCAGGACGAGGTGAATGCGCGCGGGTCCAGTGCTCTACAGGCTGCCACGGCCCGCCGGATCAAGTTCAAGAAGGGCTCATTCCAAGACCCCGAGAAGGCAAGACGCGAGGCGGCCCGCCACGACGGGATGATTGAATGGCAGGGGCCGGACGCTCCTGAGTTCGAAGACGCCAAGTCGCAAGCGAACATGATGGCGCACCTGAAGTTTCAGGAACTCGCCAAGTCCTATATTGATAACTACGGCTTCAATCCTTCGCTGGTTGGTTCCGGCGTCCAGGATATGTCGGGCCGGGCGATTGCGCTGCAACAGCAGGCCGGGATTGCCGAGCTTGGGCCGTTTATCACGGCGTTCAAGGATTGGAAGCTCAGGGTATACCGCGCTGTTCTGTGCGGCATTCAGCGGCACTGGAAGGGCGAGCGTTGGATTCGCGTTACTGATGACGAGGATGTGGCGCAATATATCCAGTTGAACGGCATCGAGGTCGATCCGATGACCGGCCAGCCCCAGATGGTCAATGCGATTGGTTCGCTTGACGTTGATATCGTCATGGACGAGGGGCCGGACACGATCAACATGATGGCCGACACACACGAGGCGCTGGGCAACATTCTACGCTCGGTTGGCCCGATGCTGTCACCGCAACAGGCTCAGGCGGCGGTTGGGTTGTTTATCAATAGCTCGGTTCTGCCGGCGAAGGATAAGAAGACCTGGCGCGAGGCTTCGGAGCCGCAGCAAGACCCGATGGCAGAGCAGGCTAAGCAAGTTGCGCTGGCTGGCGAGGTTGAGAAGGTCAAGAAGACCAAATCAGAGGCGCTGAAAAACACCACGCAGGCGATGAAGAATGCGCGGGAGGCGATGCAGCCTCAGCCGACAGAGTTCGATAAGCGGGCGATGGATCGTGATGACCGCGACGCTCAGACGATGATTGAACGCGAAAATCGCGGCGAGCAATTCGAGATGGACCAGATCAAGGACGCGCAGTCTCGCGAGTTCGAGGCGCAGCAGGCGGCATTGATCCCGCAAGGTCAGTGACGTGGCCGATTATGGCGCAATGGCGCAACGTCTGATGGAGACATGGCCTGTAAGGGCAGCGCGCGGCGCCTTTGATGCGATTATGCTGCCGGGACAGGTTGCGAGCGGCCAGTTAGCCACGCAGCCGTCACAGCCGGGCATGTGGTCGGACGAGGACGAGGCGCGAAGCCAGATGACGCAGCGTGGCATTGGCAACCGCGCGGCTGACTTGGCGGGTTTGATTACGGGCGGTTCATACGCCGCTCCTGCGATGCAGAACGCAACCGGGATGGGCATCCGCGCTTATCACGGCTCGCCGCATGACTTTGATCGGTTTGATTTAGCAAAGGCCGGGACAACCACAGACTCCGGCCAACTTGGGCGCGGTCTTTATTTCTCAACCGACCCACAAGTCGCGGCAAAATCGCCGCACAAATATGAAACGGATATCTCGCTGCAAAACCCCTTTGAGTTGGAGTTTCCGAATTGGAAGACTGGCAAGCAGTCCCTCATAGCCGAAAAGCTCGGCTTGCCGCACAACGCGACCTCAGACGACATAGCTAACGCGGCTAAGGCAATGGGACATGATGGTGTCGTTTTAGACTACTCACCCGCTGGTTATAACCAAAAGGAAGTGGCGGTCTTTGACGACAAGCTAGTCCAGATTATCAAGAAATACGGCATCGCTGGGGCGGCTTCAATGCTCGGCGTGAGCCAAAGCGACATAGCCGACGCGGCGCAGGCCGCACCATAGACTTTCCGTCAGTCCCACGACACGGGACACCGGCACGCTCGTCGTTAAGGAGCGCAATCACCGTAAGACTGCACGACACGCAGCAAAGGACGAGGAATGAGCGAACAGGAGCTTGTAGAAAACGAGACTGCGGAACTTGAGGCGGCGTTGTCCGATGCACCGGCACCAGTAGTTGAGCCGGAAGTCGAACAACCCGAACAGGAAAAATCGCAGGATCGCGACGAAAACGGACGCTTCAAGGCGAAGGCAGAGCAGCCGGAGCCGAAGCAGGAAAGCACCGAGGGGTTGCCCACTAACGGGCATCAACTTGGTGCAGACAAGCCCGCCGACATGGTGCCGGTATGGCGCTTGAACGAAGTCTCGCAATCAAAACGCGAAGCAGCGGCAAGGGCAGAAGCAGCCGAACGAAGGGCAATGGAGGCCGAGCGGCGCATTCAGGAGTTCGAAGCGCAGCGTAAGCCAGCAGAGCCCGTACAAGCCCCGGATATGTACCAAGACCCGGAAGGATGGCAGCAATACGTCATCCAACAGGCAGAGCAGCGGGCTCAGGCCCAAGCCGATGCCATCGTTACCCGCAAGCTTGTCGAGCGGGACTTGATGCGCGCGAAGGAACAGCACGGCGAAGTGTTCGACAAGGCTTATGCAGCCTTGGAGGAGCAAATCGGCCGAGGCGATCACTCCGCACGGATGAGAGTCCTCAATTCGGCATCGCCCGGCGAGGAACTGGTCAAGTGGTACAAGTCCAACGAGTTTCTGAGAGAAGTTGGCGACCCGGACACATGGCGCAAACAGCAAGAAGAAGCCATGCGGGCCAAGATTCTTGAAGAGATCGGAAAAGCTCCAGATCGTCCGAAAACCAAAATCCCACCGTCCCTGTCACGGGCAACGGCGGCAAACAGTCCCGGTGAGGACAGCCCGCCACTAAGCGACAGGGAGCTCCACGCTTCAATCTTCTCGTAGGCAACGACCTGCGGTCAAAAAGAAGGGACAAGTAAATGTCCACCACCATTCAGACCAACAACAAAAAGATCGTCTTTAAACCCGACGTGCTGCGCGAGTTCGTTCGCGGCGATATGTTCGGCCCCTACGTCTCGTCTTCGCCTTCGGCCATCATCCGCACCCTTTCGGAACTCAAGAAGGGCGGCGAGCAGATCAATATCCCGATCGTCAAGCGCCTGACCGGCACTGCGAAGGGGTCCGGCACGCTGACCGGCAACGAAGAAGCGATCAGCAACTATGGCTGCCGCATGTGGGTCGATTATGCCCGCCATGCCGTGGCGATTACCGATGCCGAGGATAACAAAGACGCTGGCATGATCTTCGACGAAGCCCGCTCGCTTCTGACCGATCATTCCAAGGAATTGCAGCGCGACGAAACCATTCAGGCGTTCATGTCGCTGCCGTCCGAGTCTGCGCCGTCTGGTCTCGGTTCGTCTGACGGACAACGCGTAAACGGCGTGCTGTACGAAGATGCGACCGCGACCCAGCTCAATACCTGGGCCGTCGATAATCAGGACCGCATCCTGTACGGCAACACCGTGGGCAACTATTCCGGCGTCCACGTCACTGATCTTGCGAAGGTCGATGTCACGAACGACAAGTTCCTGGCCTCGTCCGTGTCTCTGCTGAAGCGCCGCGCCAATCTGGCTCGGCCGAATATCCGCCCATACATGACGCAGGACGGTTATTCCTACTACGTCTGTTTCGCGGGTTCGATCAACTTCCGCGATCTCAAGGCGGACCTGAAGACTTCGAACACCGACGGCCGCCCCCGCTCCAAGGACAACATCATCTTCAAGGATGGCGATCTGGAATGGGACGGCGTGATCGTTCGTGAAGTGCCGGAAATCGACACGTTCGTCGATGAAATCTGGGATTCCGGCATCGTCGGCAATCTCAAGACCGGCGGCGAGGGCACGTCCCGCGTTGCTCCGGTGTTCTTCTGCGGACAGTCGGCACTTGCCAAGCCGTGGGCGAAAATGCCGGTCCCGACCAAGCTTGATCAGACCGACTACCAGTACAAGAAGGGCGTTGGTTACATGATGGCCTATGGTATCGGCAAGGTGTTCCAGAAGGACGCCTCCGACAATCTCGTGCAGTTCGGAATGATCAATGCGTATTTTAGTGCGGCCGCCGACGCTTAAGCACTGATATGCGACCACGCCTTGCCTAGAATGATTTGGCTAATCATGGGCTGGGTCACACCAAATTCATCGGCAAGTTCGGTTTGTTTGATGCCGCCAGCTTTGTATCTGGCGCGTATCTCGTAAACCTGCTTGTCGGTGAGTTTTGCGGAGCTGTTTAGCGTTCCTCGGTGTGGCCTTCCTTTGCGGCCAAGCACTCTATAGGCGTGGAGATGGTTTTCGGAACATGATGTATATTCGAGATTGTCTAATCTCGGGTTCGCCCTGTTTCCGTCCTTGTGGTTGATGTGCGTCTTTGGTGTCGGTCTCGGCCCAATGAATGCAGCGGCCACCAAACAATGCACGAGGGGCTTGTCTCCTCTGCCCATAAATTGAAGGCCAACCCGGGGATAACCGTCAGCGTTCGGACTGTGTGTGAGGATTCGACCGGCGTAAGTTGAAGTGCCGCCGATAATCCTGCGAACCCGGCCCGGAGTCTGACACCTCGTAAATGCCTTCCCACCCGACAACTGGCAACCATTTCTCCATTTGGACACTCCCTTGTTGGAGCGGCTTATATGGGAAGGAAAGGACACAAAATCAATGACACTCCCCCAGCGCACGAGGCCCGAACTGGATGTCCTCGGCACACTCAATCAGCCGACCGTTGGTCAGGTCGATTGCACGGTCGTCAAGGACGGCTCGCTTTACCGTATGGACTTCACGTTCAAGGGCGC